TAAAGAAGCTCATACAATATCGGGTGAAATTGATACTAAGGGCTTTAAAGGAAAAAACATATCACCGCGAAAATCTAAGTCGTATGGTTCATTACTAGGTGATGACGATGATGACGGAGGCGGCGGAAGTTTAGGCGGGTCTTCGGGGTCTTCAGGGTCTTCAGGGCCATCGGGCGGCATCGGAGCAGATGGAAACCGTAGCGGTGGCTACGGCACCGGTGGCTACAGCGGCCACGGCGGTTTTCAATAGGAGATAGTTATGGGCGGTAAAGGTAGTGGAGGTGGCGGAGCCCCTCAGTATGATAAAGCAGAAGGCGCGGCGTATTTGGAAAGAAATCCGGATGTATATGAGGCTCGCATGGACCCGTGGCAGCACTATCAAACATACGGCAGAAGCGAAGGACGCGAGTGGGGAATACCACAACCTGAGTCTCCTTCTCCGTTTGAAATGTATAGTGAGCAAATGGCTAGTCAGAGTAAACAACTAGCTGAAGCTCAAGCTCAAGCAGCTGCTGAAGCTCAGAAGCAACAAGAAGCATTATTACGAGAGCGAGGCGAGTCAGATAGAGATCAGCTCTATTCCGGCTATATGGACGCGGCTAATTCCGCCACCGATAATGTTAACAGCGAAATAGCTGATGAGTCTTCAAATGCTAGATTGCTCGGTGTGGAATACGATATAACCGACGATCAAAAGCAACAACGGATAGGTGATTATTTTGCTACATTGTGGGGTGAAGGCCAGCAGTCTCAGCTAGAGGGCTTGATGGACAAGTGGGGTAAGCCTAAAGGATTTGAAGGATTCTCAGTTGCTCGAGGTGATGGTTCTAAATATGAAGGAAAGAAAAAAGGCGAAAAAAAGTCAGTATCTCAGTCTAAAGGGGTAAAGCCAAAAATTATTTTAGACGAAGAAGATGATGCTGATATGTTAGGTGGGTCTTCTATCTTAGGAGTATGATATGGGTGGAAAAGGAAACGATTCTCCACAACAAAATTATTATCCAGAGCAGCGACAAGATGAAGCCGAATTAGATGAGTCGTTAGCAATGGCTATGCAGATGATGTCGCACCAAAATAATATTTTTGCTCAACGGATGCAGAATACTCAAGCGAATATGCCACAGCTTCCAGAAATATCAAAAGCCGCGGATGTAGATTGGGCGGAGAAACAACAGCAGCTACAGAAGAAAATGCAGGCAGCTTTTAATTTAGATGAAGCTCGTAGAAAAGGCCGTATGGACACGATTTTATCGAGCCCCCTACTCGATGATGAAGATGCGAAAACTACTGATTCCTTACTTAAAGGCGAATCATGATTATTAAATATCAAGACGCGGTACAACAGCATAAAGAATTTTTGGAAGAGCGATCAGAATGGGAGGCTGAATGGCGAAATGTTTCTGATTTCTTGATTCCAGGCCGCGGCATTTTTCAAACATATGCAAAGCCGAGAAAGCGAAAGTTAACCAGCCCAAAAGTTATTAACACGATTGGCGAAGATGCCTTAAACGTATTAACTTCAGGTATACATGGCGGTCTTACGTCTCCCGCCAGACCATGGTTTGATTTGAGTTGGTCTGATCCTAACTTAAAAGAAATAGAACCATTAAAAAAGTGGCTCCAAGACTGTACTAAAAGACTGCATACGGCGTTTCAGTCATCTAACTTCTATTCTATAATAAATAGCTTCTATACTGAGTACGCCGGTTTTGGCACAGGAAGTATATTTATGGGTGAGCATAGCAACTTAGAAAAAACGCCATTTCGTTTTGAGTTGTTAACCGCTGGAGAATACTCGTTATCCTACGGCGTAGATGACCGAGTTGATACATATTATAGAACAATTTTGATGTCTCCGTATAAACTGTATCATCGATTCCCCAAAGGAGTTTCTAAAGAACTTAAAAAACGCGTTGAGAAAAACGACGCTGGAATACATAAAGTATCGGTAACGGTTTTAGAATGTGTGTACCCAAATGAGTATAACAGTAAACCGTATACTCAGGTATTTTATGAACTAACTGCTGAAAGCCAAGGCTATCAAAGTAACGCAAAAGAAAAATCACCCCTAGAAGTTAAAGGCTTTCATGAACATCCATATCCTACAGCACGTTGGGGAACGATCGGTTCAGATATTTATGGCATAGGCCCAGGTAGCCGAGCGCTCCCAGATATTCGAAGACTTCAAGAAATGGAACGCGCGGGGCTTATGGCCACGCATAAAGGTATTGATCCACCGCTTAATGTTCCAGCGAGAATGCGAGGCGCAGTTAATACGCTTCCGGGTGGTCGTAACTATTATTCAAACGTAAACGAAGTAATTTCACAACTGTATCAAGTAAATTTTGACCACGGTTCTGCCGCTCAAAGTATGGAGAGAGTCGAGCAGCGTATACAACGAAACTTTTTTAATGACATATTCTTAACTGCAGCTCGTGATCCAAATGCATCACCGTTACGCACTGGCCAAGTACATGCTCAAGAGCAGGAGAAGATGCTCAGACTTGGGCCAGTAATTGAAAGATTACATAATGAATTGCTTCAGTCTATCGTAGAACGGGGCTTTAATATTATGTTGCGAAATGAGATGTTTCAGCCGCTGAGTCCCGAATTGGCGGAGTTAGCAGGATCATATAACATCAGTTTAGTCTCACCACTTGCGGCGGCACAAAGGCAAATGGAGCTGAAAGGTATCACATCTTTCTTAGGCTTTATTGGTCAGACAGCTCAATTTGACCAACAAGTACTTGATAATGTTGATATTGATGAAGCCACTAGAGAATACGCAGATATAACTGGTGTGCCGATCGGAGTACTTCGGTCTACTAAGGATGTCGATCAAATTCGAAAAGCTCGAGCAGAAAGAGCAAAGGCCGAACAGCAACGCGAGATGGCTGCACAAGATGCGGTTACGCAATCTCAGTTAGATTCTGAACGGGCTTCAGCAGCTAAACAACAGGCTGAAGCCGGCAAGACATTTATGGAGACCCAAGAAACTGCTGAAAACATAGGGTATTAATATGTCACAAGAAGACAAAGAATATAAATTGATGTGTTCTGATCTACGTGAGTTGATGAAAGAAGACCGCATGAAACGCGTAATATGGCACATATTAAATCAAACTGGGCTCAATATTGATTGCTTTACCGGAGATAATCATACATTTTTTCTTGAGGGCCGTCGTTCAGTGGGCCTAGATATTGTAAAGTTTATGGAGGACGCAGACGCAACGCTTTACCCTCGTCTGCTTCTAGATTATCAAAAGTTAAGTAGGAGGGACGATAATGAGTCTTAGTACTGATGGAAACGAGCCGCAAGGGACTGAGCCGCAAGGGACTGAGCCGCAAGGGACTGAGCCGCAAGGGACTGAGCCGCAAGGGACTGAGCCACAAGGAGATCAACAGAGTAACCAACAGAATTCACAAAGTCAGCCGCAGGGTCAACAAAGTTCGGATGGGGACCAAGGTCAACCAGAAAGAACGGCACCAAAAGCTGCTGATTATAAATTGCCTGAAGGAGCACCTGATGTAAGAGAATGGGCCGCAGCCAACGATATGACACAAGAACAGTTGGACGCGTCTCTTTCGCAGTTTGGTAAGGTTATGCAGGAGACAACTGAAGCTCAGGCACAAAATCTACGGCAAATGGGCGAACAGCACTTACAGAAATGGGGCGACGAGGCAAAATATAACCTTAATCTGGCTAAACAAGCCCTTTCAGCTAATGATCCCGATGGATCACTGAAACAAGCTTTGAACGAGTCGGGTTATGGTAACCACCCAGCAGTTTTGGAATTTATGTTTAAAGTAGGAAAGAGTATGGAAGAAGGGGGCTTTATTAAATCAAATATTAAAGCGCCCCAAGGAAACAAATCTGCAGCTCAAGTGTTATTTGGTAACACTCATCCGAGCGCGTAATAAAGGAGAACGACCGTGGCCTATACACCTTATACCGGAAATGAACTTCCGAACATTGTTAACTTAACTAAACGACTAGACCCTGATGGAAGCCCAGCGAAAATCGCAGAACTCTTGACTGAGTTTAATCCGATTCTCGAAGACATCCCGATAGTAGAAGGTAACCTACCTACGGGCCATCGTACAACTGTACGAACTGGTATTCCTTCTCCCACTTGGAGAAAACTCAACTACGGTGTTTATCCAACAAAAAGTACTACAGAGCAGGTTGATGATACTATTGGTATGCTGGAAGATTATGGCGAAGTTGATAAAGACCTCGCTGCTCTTAACGGTAATACTGCCGAGTTTCGCATGTCAGAAGACACGCCGCACCTTGAAGGCATGTCAAATACCATGGCTTCAACAATTTTTTACGGCGATACCGACACTGATCCTGAGAAATTTCTGGGTCTGGCTCCTCGGTACGGGGCATTGTATACCGGC